GAATCCGCAGTAACTAAAGTAGATGTTTCTGCTTTAACATCTAACGCAGCAGGTGTAGCCTGTTCAGAAGTTAGAGTAATGCGAGTGAGCCATGCCATTGTTGGTATGTCAGTTCAAATGTTTTTAAATGCTACAGCTAATGTTCTTCTTATGGAATTAGCTGAAAGTAGTAATGGGCACATGGACTTTCAAGACTTTGGTGGACTTCCTAATAATGCAGGAGATGGTAAAAATGGAGACATTTTATTTACCACAAAAGGTCACAGTTCAGGAGACACTTACTCTATCGTTTTAGAAATGATTAAAGTGTATTCTGATTAATAGGAATTTATTATGGCTAAAAGCAAAAATTATGTAATATCTGAAACTGGAGAATTTCCAGCACAATATAAAGTTTTACATCTAAATGAAGATGGTATCTACAGACCTGTATTTGGTCCTGATCCTGATTTAGAAGATGCAGAACGTAAGTGTGCTGAAATGAACGGAGAAAGATCAAGGAATGATAAAGGGCAACTTGTTGCTGACGATCCTTCTACACCTGATGTTAATGAAGCTTATGTTGGTGGTAAAAAACCAAAGAAAAAAGCACCAGCTAAGAAAAAAACTACAGCAAAAAAAACAACTACTAAGAAAAAGTAGTATCATCTATATTTATAATACTCTGGTAAAACGGAGTATTATATTTATCTAATTTATATAAGGAGACAAAATGGCAGGTAAAAAAACTAAATACATGGCTGGCGGTGGCAAGTCAGGAATGAAAAATTCAAAATATATGGCTGCTGGCGGTATGAAAACTGAAGTTGGTAAAGAAGCTAAAGTTGAACAATACAGAGACTACGTTAGTAGAATGTTTGGTGGTGGTATGACTTCTGAACCAGCTATGAAAAAGAAAAGAAGTAAAGGCATGGCAGGTGGTGGTAAATCATCTAAAGGCACGGCTAGAGGTGGTAAGAGCTAGATACAGTTCTAATGACCAAAAGAAAAAGAGAAAACCCTATACCCAAAACTACTAAGGGTAAGGGTGCAAACTATCGCCCTACTAAGTCTGGTGCTGGTATGACTAAGAAAGGAGTTGCTGCATATCGCAAAGCAAATCCAGGTTCTAAGTTACAAACAGCAGTAACAGGTAAAGTAAAAAAAGGAAGTAAGGCTGCAAAACGCAGAAAGTCTTTCTGTGCTAGGTCTTTAGGTCAGTTAAAGAAAAGTTCGGCTAAAACAAGAAACGATCCTAACTCAAGAATAAGACAGGCTCGTAGAAGATGGAAGTGTTAATACTATGGCTATATCAAGAACTAACATGAGAAACCAAATACAAAAAGCACCTGCATCTAAAAAAAAGGTAAGCAAAACTAAATCTGGAATAACTATAACTAGAATTAAAAAAGGATAGAAAATGGCAACAAGCGGTACTCATACATTTACTTTAGATTTAAGCGACATAATGGAAGAAGCTTATGATCTATGTGGTCTTGAGTTACGTTCAGGCTATAGTTATAGAAGTGCAAAAAGAGCACTTAATCTTGTTTTTTTAGAATGGCAAAATAAAGGTCTTAATCTTTGGACAGTAGAACAAGGTACTGTAACTCTAAGTTCAGGAACTAACACATATAGTCTAGATAGTTCTGCTATTGAAGTAATAGATGCTTTTATTAGAACAGATGCAGGTAATGTTGATAAACAGTTTGATCAAAGACTAAATAGGATTTCAAGAACTGAATACAATCATCAAGCAAATAAATTAAATAAATCTAAGCCTACACAATTTTTTGTAGATAAAAATACAGGAACATTACAAATAGTTTTATGGTCAACACCTGATGCTGCTGAGACTTACACTTTAGTTTATGACTATATACAAAAAATAGAAGATGCAGGAACTATAGCTAGTAACAATGCTGATGTGCCATCAAGATATCTGCCTTGTTTAACTTATGCTTTGGCATATAACTTAGCTACTAAAAATCCTGAAGCATTACAAAGAGTTCCATTAATTAAACAAAGATACGAAGAGTTATGGAATGAGGTTAGTGATGCTGATAGAGAAAGAGCACCAATTAGATTTGTACCTGATCTAGCAACATATAGGTAAGTAATGGCATACGCAAGAGGAAAAAAAGCATTAGGTCAATGTGACAGATGCGGATTTACATATAAATTATCTGAGTTGCAATATGAAATTTTTGATAGCAAACGAAATGGTTTACGAGTTTGTTATGAGTGTTTAGACGAAGATCAACCACAACTTAAATTAGGAGAACTAAATATAGTTGATCCACAAAATTTATATAATCCTAGAGTTGATTCAGGAGAAGTAGAATCAACAAGCTATTATGCTTTTGATCCTATAGGAGGAGGTGTAACTGAGTTTGGTTCTTCTACTATGGGATTAGATATAAAAGGTGAAGTTGGCGAATTAAAAGTGAGTACAGAATGAGTTGGACATTTACAACATTAAAAACAGCTATACAAGATTATACTCAAAATACTGAGTCTACTTTTGTTACTAATTTACCTACAGTTATAAAACAAGCAGAAGATAGAATAGTTAAATCTGTAGAGTTACCTAATTTTAGAAAAAATGTCACAGGAACATTTACTAATGGCAATCAATACTTAGCTACTCCTAGTGATTATTTATATCCTTTTTCATTAGCAGTTTTAGATAGTAGTAACAATTATAGTTATTTAATAAGTACGGATGTTAGTTTTATAAGAGAAGCTTATCCTTCTGCTAGTTCAACAGGAACACCTAAACACTATGCACAATTTGATGATACAACTTTTATAGTTGGTCCAAGTCCAAGTTCTGCATTGGATGTTGAGTTGCATTATTACTATATTCCACAATCAATTACAGCATCATCTGATGGTACTAGTTGGCTAGGAACTAATTCACCTGAATTATTGCTTTATGCTAGCTTAATAGAAGCGTATACTTTTATGAAAGGAGAGCCAGATATTATGGCTAACTACGAAAAAAGATTTCAAGAAGCATTACAAAAACTTACTTTATTATCTGATGGATATAATAGAAAAGATGCTTATAGGGATGGTCAAAGAAAACTAGATGTCTAATGATCCCATAACAACGCTACAAGGCAAAAATATTGCAATTGTAGCTATGGGTCAAAGTCAAATAGATTTTCATCTCTCACAGACACATAGCGTTGAATTTGATGAAGTTTGGGCAATCAATGCAATGATAGGAGTTTTACCTAATATAGACAGAGCTTTTATATTAGACCCAATGAGTAGATTCCTTGATACAGAAGATGCTGGAACTATGACACCTATGATGCGGAAACAATTGCCTTTATGTAAATTTCCTATATACACCTGTGAGTTAGATGAAAGAGTTCCTAGTGCAGTAGAATATCCTATAGAGTCGGTTGTTCGTGATTTAGGATGTGCTTACTTTAATAATACTATTCCATATGTAATAGCTTATGCTTTGTGGAATAAAGTAAATAAGATAAGCATTTTTGGAGTTGATTATACTTATAGAAGCAATATGCACTTTGCAGAAGCTGGTAGAGGGTGTGTAGAGTTTTGGTTGTCTAAATGTATAGATGCTGGAGTTCAGATAGAAATAGCACCTAGATCAACTTTATTAGATACAGACGTTGGATTTGAAGAAAAACTATATGGCTATCATAGATTAGATAATCCTAAAGTTGCTTATCAAAATGGTTTTGATATGAGTGTTTGTAGATTATCAGATATACAAATAGAGAAAGAACAAAAGCCTATTGGAATAATAGGTAGAAAAGATTTAAACTTATCTGAACCAGTAGAACCAAAGGAATATTAATGCACACAGACAAATTTGAAATATCAATAGGTGATTTAGGAGTACAAACTACAGACAATCGAGGACATACTATTGAAGAGGTTGCTGAAATGGCAACAAACAAATTAATATCTATAAGTGATACTGCACCTATGGAAATTAAAGCTCAAGCTCATGCTTTTAGAGCAAGAACTAAAATGGTTGTTGCACATTACATACAAGAAGGAATAAAAAACCACATGTGTACAATATGCAACGAATTGGAAAAACAAGGTCAAACTGACCTAGCAAATATAATAAGGAGGCTGTAATGGCTATAACACAAGCAATGTGTACGTCTTTCAAAAAAGAACTATTGGAAGCAAAACATAACTTTTTACTTTCTGGAGGTAATGATTTTAAATTAGCTCTATATACATCAAGTGCTACTATGTCAGCAGCTACAACTGCTTACACTACAACTAATGAAGCAACTGGTACTAATTACACCGCTAAAGGTTCTAGTTTAACTAGAGTTAATCCTTCTACTTCAGGAACAACTGCATTTACAGACTTTGCTGATTTAACTTTTGGTACAGCAACTATAACTGCTAGAGGATGTATGATCTTTAACGACACCGCATCAGGTGATCCAGCAGTAGCTGTATTTGATTTTGGTGGCGATAAAACCTCTACAGCAGGTTCTTTTACTATTACATTTCCAACTGCTGACGCATCAAACGCTGTTATAAGAATAGCATAGGAGTTTAAGTGGCAACAGGTTGGGGTCGTGCTGGTTGGGGTGAAGACTTCTGGGGTGCTACTTCAGTATCTGTTGCTGTAACTGGACTTGCAGGAACTACCACATTAGGTAATGAAGCAAATGTTACTGGTGATGCTAATGTAGCAGAAACAGGTGTAGTAGGAACATCTGCATTAAACTCAGTAGTAGCTGCTGGTTTTGCAATCACAGGTGTATCAGGAACTGCATCAACTGTAGGTCTTGGTGACGAAACAGTAACTTGTGATGCTAATGTATTTCCTACTAATGTAGTAGGTACAACTGGATTAGGAACTTTAGGTCTTGTAACTGTAAATATTCTTTCTATAACAGGATTAGCTGGAACATCTGCACTAGGAACAGAAACAGTACAAGCAGATGCAAATATGTCTGTTGATAATGAAAATGTATTAGCAACAGGACAAATAACAGATTTATTAGTATGGGGATTAGTAGATGATTCGCAAACTCCAAACTATTCAACAGTAACAACAACACAGTCTCCTAATTGGAGTGATGTTGCATAATAATATATAATTTTTATACGAGGAAAATAAATGGCTAGCACATATGTTAATGATTTAAGACTCAACGAAATGGCGACTGGTGATGCGTCAGGAACTTGGGGAACAGTCACAAATACAAATTTAGAGTTAATAGGTGAAGCTTTAGGCTTTGGAACAGAAGCCATAACAACTAATGCAGATACTCACACTACTACAGTTGCTGATGGTGCTACTGATCCTGGTAGAGCTATGTATCTTAAATATACAGGTACATTAGACTCAGCTTGTACAATTACGATTGCACCAAACACTATGAGTAGGATGCAATTTATTGAAAACGGCACTTCAGGGTCACAAAATATAATAATTTCACAAGGCTCTGGAGCTAATATAACTATCCCAGCAGGTGATGTAAAAGCAGTTTACCTTGATGGTGCTGGTAGTGGAGCAGCAGTAGTCGATGCTTTCGCTAGTTTGAATGTCGTAGACCTAAAAGTACAAGACGATTTAACAGTTACAGATGATCTTATAGTAAATGGTGATATAGATTTAGAAGGTTCTATTGATGTAAATGGCACAGCGAACCTAGACGTAGTAGATATAGATGGAGCGGTTGATATGACTTCAACCCTACAAGTTGATGGAGCTATAACTTCTTCTGCTGGAGCAACAATTACAGTATCAGATAACTCAGATAATTTAACTTTAACATCTACTGATGCTGATGCAAGTTCAGGACCTAATTTAAATTTGTATAGAAATTCAGGCTCTCCAGCCGATAATGATGAAGTTGCAAATATTGCTTTTAATGGTCGTAATGACAATTCTCAAGATGTTAAATATGTTGAAATAGAAGCATATATAAGAGATGCCTCTGATGGAACAGAGGATGGTATGGTAAATTTCAATACTATGGTTGCTGGTTCAGGTACTTCAAGAATGAAACTTGATACATCAGAAACTGTATTTAATGATGATTCAGTAGACGTAGACTTTAGAGTTGAATCAAATGGCAACGCTAATATGCTGTTTGTTGATGGTGGCACTAATCGTGTTGGTATTGGAACGAATAGTCCAACTGAAGACTTAACAATAGCATCAACATCACCACAAATTCGCTTTGAGGACACAGATGCTTCAGGAACACCTTACTCTAAAGTTAGTGGTGTTTTAGGTAATATCTATATACAAGCCGATGATGGTAATGAGATTGCAGATAGTAAGATAGATTTTCGTGTAGACGGAACACAACGCATGGTCATAGACTCATCAGGTCATTTATTGGTAGGCACAGCATCTGAATATTCAGGCACATCAGCTAATCTAACAGTAAAAGATGCAATAGATGTAGGAACAAACGAAGCTGATGAAGCACAAATAAGATTTACTAGAAGCGCAACAACAGGAGTTATAGGATCAATTGGCAGTAAGTGGACTGGATATGGAGAAGGCTCTGTAATTAAATTCCATGCTGACAATGTAGGTGGTGGATCACAAGCAAGCAGCATGACGTTCCACACAAATAATAATAATTCTCTAGCAGAACGCATGATTATCAACTCATCAGGCGCGGTTGGAATTGGAACGAGTAGTCCTGATGCAAGTACAAGATTACATGTTGTTAGTTCAGGTGCTACCGCATCAAGCAATATACAAGATGGAACAGTTGCTTGTTTTGAAAGGTCACAGTCAACCGCAGGAGCTTATCTTGCGGTAATTGGTGCTACCAATGGTGTATCAGCATTAAATTTGGGTGATACAGCCGATGATGACGTAGGCAATATTACCTACAATCATTCTAGTAATTACATGACATTTTCTACAGCAGCAACAGAACGCATGAGGATTTCTAGTGGGGGTGGTGTCTCAATAAATACTACAGATGCAGATGGAATATTGACTATTAAAGGTTCAGGTAGTGCAACACCAATTTACACTACAACCAGCGGTATAAATTACCATTTTTATGGGTCTACTGAAAGCGGTGGCAGACTTTGGTCTATGCGAACAGCAGGTACAGGGAACTTTGGTAGTGGTGCAGGAGACTGGCTTTATGTAACTGATAGTGGTTTCACTATAATGAAGTTTGATTATAGTGCCTCTACTGTTGTTGGAGATTTTGTAGATACTTCTGACGTAGGGTTAAAAGAAAACATT